ATGTCAAACCTCATGGTCTATCCCGCAGAAATTGCGGAAATGTCGGTCAATCAACTGGCCGCTCTGCCTCACGCCAAACTGGTTGAGGCCACCACCAACCTGGATGACTTGCTCAAGTGGGCCAAGGAAAACCGCCAAAAGCTCGACGCCGCTATGGAGTTGCGTTTTGGTGCCCAAGGTCGCAGTGCATTGCAAGAGTCCGGTCGCGACTTTGGGTCTACCCACTTCAACGACGGTCCGCTCTCTGTGAGCTACGACTTGCCAAAGCGCGTGAGCTGGGATCAGGAAAAGCTCAAAGCCATCGCTGAGCGCATCGTGGCCGCAGGCGAGCCCCTGTCCGAGTACATCGATGTGGAGTTCTCAGTTTCTGAGAAACGCTTCACCGCATGGCCCACGAACATGAAAGAGCAGTTCTTGGATGCCCGAACCGTCAAAGGCGGCAAGCCCTCGATCAAGGTCGAGTTCAACGGCGTGGAGGTGCAGTGATGTCTTTACCCATCATCTCCGCAGAAGAGCGCCTGCGCGAAAAACACAGCGCCAAGATCTGCTTGGTTGGTATTCCCGGTATCGGTAAAACCAGCCAACTTCACACGCTGCCCGCTAAGTCAACCTTGTTTGTTGACCTCGAGGCTGGTGACCTGTCCGTCAAGTCATGGACCGGGGACACGGTGCGTCCACGCACGTGGCAGGAGTTCCGCGATCTCGTGGTGTTTCTGGCTGGTCCGATGCCCACGGCTACCAAAGACCAAACCTTCTCACAAGCTCACTTTGATCACGTGTGTGAGAAATACGGCGACCCGACTCAACTGTCCAAGTACGACTACTACTTCGTTGACAGCTTGACGGTGCTCTCACGCCTTTGCTTTGCATGGTGCAAGACGCAGCCCCAAGCATTCAGCGAGAAAACGGGCAAGCCCGACAGCCGTGGTGCTTATGGACTCTTGGGTCAAGAAATGATTGCCGCGCTCACTCACTTGCAACACGTTCGTGACAAGCACGTGATCTTCGTTGCCATCTTGGAGGAGAAAACCGACGACATCGGTCGCCGCAGTTTTCAGCTCCAGCTCGAAGGCAGCAAGACAGGACTTGAGTTGCCTGGCGTGCTTGATGAGGTCATCACCTTGGCCCCGATCAAGGACGAGAACGGTGGCACCTATCGCGCCTTTGTCACTCGAGCAGACAACCCCTACGGCTTTCCAAGCAAAGACCGTTCGGGTCGCCTCGAAGCACTTGAAGCGCCCGACTTGGGCCAGCTCATCAACAAGTGTCTCAACGTGAGTGTTCAGCCAATTGCGAACCAAACCAATCAACCCACTGTTTAAGGATTCAAGATGAATACGACACACACCGCCGGTTCCAGCTGGAACGACTTCAACGATGCACAGGCACAGCAAAGTGGCTTTGACCTGATCCCCAAGGGAACAATCGTTCCTGTTCGCATGACCATCAAACCCGGTGGCTTTGATGACTACACCCAAGGCTGGACTGATGGCTATGCCACGCAATCCAACGAGACCGGTGCCGTTTACTTAGCCGCTGAGTTTGTGGTTACTGGCGGCCAATACGCCAAACGCAAGATGTGGACAAACATCGGCTTGCACTCTGCAAAGGGCCCAGCTTGGGGGCAAATGGGTCGCGGCTTCATTCGTGCGTTGCTCAACAGCGCCCGAAATGTTCACCCGCAGGACAACTCGCCACAAGCATCCGCCGCCCGTCGCATCAATGGCTTTGTTGACCTCGATGGTGTCGAGTTCCTGGCCCGCGTGGATGTGGAGAAAGACGGTCGAGGCGATGACCGCAACATCGTGCGCGTCGCTGTCGAGCCAGACAACAAGGACTACGCCGCCTTCATGGGCGTGCCAAGCAAGGCGTCAACTGGTGGTGGTAACTCAGGTGCGCCTGCTGCCCCAACTCCGGCCTTTGCAGGTAACGCACAAGCCCCTCAAGCACGACCTTCAGCTCCAGCCGTAGCTGGCAAGCCTAGCTGGGCTCAATAACGGACGGGGAGCATGAAATGTTGGGTCTGCTCACGAGAGGCCAAGGGCTTCTCACACACAGACACCCGGCAGCGGGTGGGTTCGCCCGCCCGCTACCCCATCGATTGGGTGTTTTGCTCCCCACGCTGCCAACGTGCCTTTCACGGCATGTATGGCAGCTGGGTCAGAGCTATCGACAACGCAACGCCAGCGGAGGAGTTCATGGTTGATGCCACAGAGCTAGAGCTGGAGTGCATGCGCAAGTGTTTGAAGTTCTTCGGTGAAGCAGCGTCCGAGATTGGCTTTGACAAGCCACTTGGCAGCTACAGCGAGACAGAGGCACTCAGCGTCATTAACGCCATCGTCACGGCATACGTAGAAGCCATGGCGCAGGCACACGAACAAACGAAATATCCACCAGTCCGCATGACGGGCAAGCCTGTGAGCGACCCCATCAAGGACGCTGCTGCACAAGCGCTTTCAACCAACCCGTTTGCGGACATGGAGGATGACTTACCTTGGGAGGTGAAGCCATGATGGACTTCAACTCAAACGCAAGCGTGAGCGGACAGATCGAGTGGTTGATCGATCACGCCATGCAAAAACGAAATGAAGAGATAACGCCACGAACCTACCTAGGTGGGTCAAGGCTTGGAGCATCCTGTGAGCGACAGCTCCAGTATGAGTACGTCAAAGCACCGCTTGATCAGGGCAAAGGCTTCTCAGGTCGGATCCTGCGAGTCTTTGAGCGCGGTCACCAAACTGAGGACATGGTCATCGGGTGGCTGCGTCTTGCAGGCTTTGATCTCAAAACGCACAAGAGCGATGGCCACCAGTTTGGCTTTTCACTTGCGCAGGGGCGGCTTCGCGGTCACATCGATGGCATCTTGCTTGGAGGCCCCGAGGGCTTTGCATACCCAGCGCTTTGGGAAAACAAGTGCTTGAGCGCCAAGTCATGGAAGGACCTGGTCAAGAACAAGCTCGCAGTTTCTAAGCCCGTCTATGCCGCTCAGGTGGCGGTGTATCAGAGCTATCTCAACTTGTACGAAAACCCTGCGCTCTTCACGGCAGTCAATGCCGACACGATGGAGATCTATGCTGAGTTGGTTCCCTTTGACGCGCAGCTGGCGCAACGTATGTCGGACCGTGCCGCACGCATTCTCAAAGCCACAGAGGTGGGCGAGTTACTGCCACGCGCATTCTTGGAGCAAACGTACTTTGAGTGCAAGTTCTGCTCATGGTCTGACCGTTGCTGGGGAGGTGCGTGATGAACATTGATCCCAGAAAACTGCACAAGCCCGCAGAGCCGCTGGTAAAGATCTCAACAATCTTTCGGATGTTCACTCGCCAGGCACAACCCCAGTGTCCGGAGTCCAACTTGGTGGTTGGTGTCATTTGCCAAGCCATCTACGACTGCCTTCATGCCACGCATGTGGAGAAGTGCCGCGCATGGAATTTCCTGCAAGACCAGCGTCTAGAAATCTGGGCCAGCACGATCAGTTTGGATGCGAACTTCATTCGTGATGTGGCTCTCAAAACGGGCTACATGAGCCAAGTCGCTCCCGCGCAGGCCATCAAGAAATACAAAAAGGGAGGACAGAGTGCTTGACTTCAATGAGCAAGGGAGTAGCCCTGAGCGAAGAGCTCAGGGGGATGCCGATCAGATGCGTGACCGCGTGCGTGTCGCGTTAATCGACAACGTCGAGAGTGTGCTGATGCACTTGCTTCCCGCAGGTGTGATCAAGCGCAATTGCTTCTACGTTGGAAACATCTACGGTGCGGCAGGCGACAGTCTTGAGGTTGTTCTGACGGGGCCTAAAACCGGACTATGGACAGACAGAGCTGAGGGCACAGGCGGGGACCTTTTTCATCTGATTGCGGGTAACCGGAATTTGGACATCAAGAACGAGTTCGCTCGTGTGCTCGAGGTTGCTCAAGACATTCTTGGGATGCCAAAGGTTGATGTGCCCAAAGCAAAGCCTAAGAAATTAGGTCCAGCCGTGGACGAGCTCGGTGCGCCCACTGCCAAGTGGGAGTATCAAGACGCCTCAGGCAAGCTCATTGCTGTGGTGACACGCTATGAGCCAGAGCCAGGCAAAAAGGAGTTCCGTCCATGGGATGTCAAAAAGCGTCGCATGGCTCCACCAACTCCCAGGCCGCTTTACAACCAACCAGGCATGCTTGGCTCAGAGACTGTCATCTTGGTCGAGGGCGAGAAGTGTGCTCAAGCCTTGATTGATGCCGGGTATTGCGCAACCACAGCCATGCAAGGGGCAAACGCGCCTGTGGATAAAACAGACTGGCAGCCACTCGAAGGTAAAGCCGTTCTGATTTGGCCAGATAAAGACGCGCCTGGTTGGAGCTACGCCGAAGCGGCTGCAAAGGCAGCCTTGGAAGCAGGCGCTCGTTCATGCGACATCTTGATCCCGCCAGACTACAAGCCCACAGGGTGGGACGCAGCAGATGCGTTTGCAGAGCTTCAACCGCAAGGCGATGAAGAGGTTGCATTTGATGTGGATGGATTCATCCTCACAGGCCACCGTCTACCCATTGCCAAGGACCCAGACCCATCTGAGGTGGACACCTCATCTGTTGACTTGGTCGACGGCGTGAACTGGAGCACAGAGGACGGTCTGGCGATCGCATTCACCAATCGCTACGGCATCGACCTGCGCTACTGCGCTCAGTTGGGCAAGTGGTTCTGGTGGAACGGCAAACGCTGGATCGAGGACAAGATGCTCTACGTGCAGCACCTCTCGCGAGGCATCTGCCGTGCTGCATCGCGCAAAGCTGATACGCCAAAACTCAAGTCAAAGCTTGCAAGTGCATCCACGATTGGCTCGGTCGAACGAATCATTCGCTCAGACCCCAAGCATGCGGCAAACATCGATGAGTGGGATCCAGACCCATGGCAGCTCAATACGCCAGAAGGTGTCATCGAGTTGAAGACTGGCTTGCTTCGTCCCCACCAACGCATTGACCGCATGACCAAGATCACGACCGCAAGCCCTAAGGGCGAGTGTGCTCAGTGGCTTGCGTTCCTTGAGCAAATTTCAGGTGGTGACAAAGAGCTCTTGGGCTATTTGCAGCGCATGGCTGGGTATTGTTTGACGGGGCTGACCACAGAGCACGCTTTGCTGTTTTTGTATGGCACAGGTGGCAACGGCAAGTCTGTCTTCGTCAACACCCTGTTCACCATCATGGGGGACTACGCCGCCAATGCGCCTATGGAAACTTTCATGGAATCGCGCAACGACCGTCACCCAACGGACTTGGCTGGATTGATGGGTTCACGCCTTGTGACTGCCACAGAGACCGAGCAAGGACGACGCTGGAATGAATCCAAGATCAAGGAGATCACAGGGGGAGACCGTGTCTCTGCTCGCTTCATGCGCCAGGACTTCTTCACCTATGTGCCCGCCTACAAGATTGTGATCTCGGGCAACCATAAGCCTGCTATTCGCAACATCGATGAAGCGATCAAGAGGCGCATGCACTTGATCCCCTTCACCTTAACCATCCCACCCGAAAAACGTGACCACATGCTTCAGAGCAAGTTGCTCAAAGAGCGCGATGGGATCTTGGCTTGGGCTGTTCAGGGCTGCCTCATGTGGCAGCGCGAAGGCTTGCGTCAACCCACCTCCGTTACTTCAGCGACCAACGAGTACTTCGAGTCTGAAGACGTGATGGGTCGATGGATTGAAGAGCGGTGTTTCTTGGTGAGCAACGCCAAGTCGCTGACCTTTGAGCTCTACAACGACTGGAAGCAATGGGCAGAAACGAACGGTGAGTACCAAGGGTCACAGCGTCGCTTTTCAGACCTTTTGATTTCAAAAGGGGTGGAGCGATGGCGTAACTCAAGTGGTGTTCGCGGCTTCCAAGGCATCGGTTTGAAGCAAGGCACACCCGTTCGCTTCACACCTCACGAGGTCGATTGAGACCAAAAAGAAATCAAAAAGGATTCACTTTCAAACACACGACTGACGCATGACGCAGCTCGACGCTGTTTTTCTATTATCGGAGTCTCACGCGTACGCGTAATAGAGGGAATATAGAAAACAACGTCGATATGTGTCAGTGCGTCAGAGCAAGGACGACTATGACACTCAAGACGATTTTGGCCCTTGATTTGGGCACGACGACAGGATGGGCACTTCGCGATCAAGCGGGGAGCATTACGCACGGATTTGTGAGTTTCAAGCCGCAACGGTTTGAAGGTGGTGGGATGCGCTTTCTGCGCTTCAAACGCTGGCTCACGGAAATCAAAGCAACCAATGAGCATGGCATCGATGCCGTGTACTTAGAAGAGGTGCGTAGACACCTTGGTGTTGATGCTGCGCATGTCTACGGCGGACTCATGGCCACTCTCACCAGTTGGTGTGAGCACCACCAAATCCCATACGAGGGTGTGCCTGTTGGAACGATCAAGCGACACATCAGCGGCAAAGGCAATGCATCCAAGGATGAGGTGATCAAGGCGGTGGGTGAGCTCGGGTTTCATGTCAGCGATGACAACGAAGCCGACGCCATTGCGTTGTTGAACCTTGCCATTCAAAACAACGAGGAGATGTGAGATGAAGTTCCCGCACGTTCGTTACCCATCTCCACTCGGTCGCGCTCAACCCATCCCGATGGACATTGAGCGCACCAAGCGCGAAGGCTGGCAAAACAACCACTTGCTCGTGATCGCTGCAAACGATCAAAGGCTCGATTTCTTAGAACAACAACTCATTGAGCGCATAGGCAACAGGCTGTATGGGATAAAAAACAAAGGGGGAAAAATTGGATGAGCACACGATCGAGAGCGTTGGCGAGCGCTTTCGCCAAGCAGCACGCACGGCCTACCGACTGCCAGCAGTCAAGGTACAAGGCTATGTGAGCTACTGGCCTGAGATGAAAAACACAGGCACTGAGCGCAGCGCAGTCGAAGAGCGTCGCTACATCAAGTTTCCACCGTCACCCGCTGAGGTCGACGAGATGCTTGAGGTCATGCGCTGGATTCAATGCCTTGAGGTTGAACAACGAAAGCTCGTATGGATGCGAGCCAGACGCTATGGGTGGCGCGACATTGGTCAACGCTTTGGCTGTTGCTCCCGAACAGCGCAGCGGCACTGGCAGTACGCAATTCTGCAGGTGATCAACCAAATCAAAACGTGAAGGGGGAAGAGTTGGAATGTTGCCCAAATGGGATGTTGGCAATTTTGGGCAATATTTCCAACGACTTCAGGGGAGTGCTTATTAGGTTACGGCGAGTGAGGAAAACGGCGCAAAAAAGGGTGTCGCATTTCGATCTGAAATCAGATAAATTCTCGATACCTTGGGAATCAAAGCAACTTGATTCAGCGAATCACAACAAGGTCTTGTTTCACGAACTCTTCGAGCTTGTCCACATGGATGTAGCCCGTCACTTCGGCAGAAACGATCACAGCCAGGTAGCTGTGTTCTGCGGGGCCTGAAACCTCATAAGTCCCCGGATGCAGGGGAATAAACCCTTCGTCTTTGAAGTCCTTGCCCAACTTGCGTGCAAGAACGCCAACTTTCACTTCGATATTCATCTGACTCTCTTTCTTGAGGGTCAATTGTAGGAACTCGCATGAGCAACTCACAAATTCGCCCAGAGGTGCGTATGACCCCTGTGGATAACTTGATCCCCTATGCCCGTAATGCACGGACCCACAGCGAGGAACAAGTGGCACAAATTGCCGCATCCATTTCCGAGTTTGGCTTTAACAACCCCATCCTCACAGACGGGGAGCACGGTTTGATTGCAGGCCATGGACGCCTTGCTGCGGCACGCAAGCTTGGTCTCAAGGAGGTTCCAGTCATCGAGCTCGCTCACCTGAGTGAGACCCAAAAGAAGGCATACATCCTTGCCGACAACCGCATTGCCTTGAATGCAGGTTGGGATGACGGATTACTCACGCTGGAGTTGCAAGAGCTCCAAGGTGCACAGGTTGACCTTGGTCTTTTGGGCTTTGGCGATGAAGAACTCGAGCGACTGCTCAATGGAGAGGCTGGCGGTGGTTTGACCGAAGATGACGCAGTCCCAGAACCACCCGTGGAACCTGTATCCAAACCTGGTGACCTGTGGATTCTCGGCAACCACCGCCTCCTGTGTGGCGACTCAACCATGCTCACAGATGTAGAGAAGCTCATGGATGGCCAGCTTGCTGACATGGCATTCACCGATCCACCCTACAACGTGGACTATGGCAACAGTGCCAAAGACAAGATGCGCGGTAAGGATCGTCGCATCATGAACGATGCGTTGGGCGATGGTTTCTATCAATTTCTCTACGACGCTTGCTTGAACTTGCTCGTTGTGACGAAGGGCGCGTGCTACGTATGCATGAGTTCCTCAGAATTGCACACGCTCCAAAAGGCATGGATTGATGCTGGTGGCAAATGGTCCACGTTCATCATCTGGGCCAAGAACACTTTCACACTTGGTCGTTCGGACTACCAACGCCAATACGAGCCCATCCTCTATGGCTGGAAGCAGGGAACGGATCACTTCTGGTGCGGTGACCGCGATCAGTCAGACATCTGGAACTACAACAAGCCCCGAGTCAACGACTTGCATCCCACGATGAAGCCAGTTGAGCTGGTGGAGCGAGCCATTCAAAACTCATCTAAGAGCCGAGACATCGTGCTCGATCTCTTTGGCGGATCAGGCACAACGTTGATCGCTTGCGAGAAAACGAATCGTCAGGCCCGACTGATTGAGTTGGATCCGAAGTTTGTCGACGTCATCGTCAAACGCTGGGAGGAGTACACGGGCGAAAAGGCGGTTCTCTCTAACCGGGAGCTGGATGCCCTTGTAGAGCCAGAAGCTGCTTAGCAGATAACTGATCGGTTTTGCAGCCAAAAGACTCAGAAGAATCCCTGCTGTATCCGTCCTCAAATTGAGGGGTTTTGGCGTGAGAATCTCACCTCGCTCAAACAAAAGGAGAAACGAGTGAATAAAACTGAACTTATCGAAGCCCTGGCCAAAGAAACAGACCAAAGCAAAGCTGCTGTGGGTCGTACCTTGGAGGCCTTAGTGCACATCGTCACCAAAACAGTCGCCAAGAAGGAAGATGTCCAGTTGATCGGCTTCGGTACATTCAAAGCCTCAAAGCGTGCTGCACGCACTGGTAAGAACCCACGAACCGGCGAAGCGCTCAAAATCGCAGCCGCTACAGTTCCAAAATTCACAGCGGGTGCAGCATTCAAGGCTGCAGTGAACAAGAAGAAGTAATCTTCACTTGCTTCAAAGCAAAGGCGGTAGGGGTGACCCACCGCCTTTTTGTTTAGTCCTCAGCTGAAATCCAGCTTTTGGGGAGTACCAAATCGACGTACTCACCAAAGTGTTTGTCAAAAGTCTCCACCAAATGCCTATAGTTGCCAGACATCATCTCGGTGCGGATTGGCTCAAAGTCGATGCGCAGGTTACGAGCCAATGATTGGCCCGTTCCAAGCAAACACCATGCATTGCCATCAGGGCCATTGAGGTCAATGGTTTGTTTGCTTAAAGGTTTGAAGTAAAGCAATGTCATTGTTCAACCCAATCGCGCAACATAACGGGCGTAGTCCCCACCTTCGGGGTTGACGTAAAGGTATGGTCGACCTGGTGCTTTGATCTCAACGCACAAGAAGCCGTCACCTGTGCCACCTCCTTTGCCAGCTAGCCACTCACGTGACTTGAGGAGTGTTCGGCCAAAGGAGTCGAACTCTTCGGGTGTCATCTCTTTGGTTTCAGTGACGAGCACCTTGTAGTTGCCGTAGCCACCCACCTCTTCGAGGCTGCATGGTTTGCGTGCAAATGGGAGTTCAACGCTGAGTTCTTCAACTTCAATCAGCTCACCTCCAAAGTTCAAGGTTCGAGGCGTGCGTTCGATGGTGATGGTCATGGTTTTCATGTTCACCTCAAACGATGCGGTACTTACGTTCTTGACCATCGGTCTTCTCTGACACGATGTTCAAGCCCAGTTTCTTTTTCAAAGCCCCAGCCATCGCGCCTCGCACAGTGTGTTGTTGCCAAGCGGTCGCTTGAACAAGCTCTGCAAGGCTTGCGCCCTCGGGGCGCTTGAGCAGCTCGATCATGGTTGCTTGCTTAGTGCCATCGCGGCGCTTTATCGGCGTGGCTGAGCTTTCTCCAATCGCTTCAAGTCCTGAGCGGGTGATCACAAATTGTGTTGTCCCCTCAGGTGATTTGCTGTGTGGAGTGATCAGCTCTGCGTTACCCAGTGCTGTGAGCACTTTGATGAGTGCCCCTCCTTTAAGGTTGGCTGGGAAGTCTGTCAGTAGTTTCTGCGGATGTTTTGCCGCCGCTTGGAGCAAGTGGCGCTGGCTGTCTGTGAGTTTCATTTTTTACCTTTCGATGTTGTTGATGTGTTTTGTGCTGCTAAAGCACCTGCGGCGTAAGCGGCTTCAAGCGCGCTCTTGATTGACCAAACCGCTACGTCGTGAAAGTCGTCTCTGTCACGGTTTTGTGTTTCAAGCGTTTCAATTTGGAGATGCTCTTTGGCAATCCGCTCAAAGAGCTCGTTGAGTTGTTTCGTTTGCTTCATTTCTTTCTCCTGTTCGTGTTGCGATGTAAAGCATTGACGCTCTGAATCGAGATGAAGCCAAGTCAATTACGCGATGTGTCGCTTATTTCTTGAAAGCCGATTGATATGCCAAGAAGTGCGCCAACTCCTTGCAGATATCCGGGATGTATGGCTGTCTTGGCTAACCCTGGCTACTGCGACAGCCACCGTGCTTTGGTCCACCGTGATTACGGGCGTATGCGGCGTAGTTTTGACAAAGAGGTGGGGTTCTATCAATCAAGTAATTGGCGGCGCTTGCGTGCCAATTTCCTGCGGTTGCACCCCCTTTGCAGGGCGTGTGCTGACCAAGGGCGGACGGTTGCTGCCGTAGTTGTGGACCACGTGCTACCCATTAAGGATGGAGGTGCCCGCCTAGATACAGCGAACCTTCAAGCTTTGTGTGTGTCTTGTCACAACCGTAAGACAGCTGCGGAGAGTTGGCGGCGCACTGCTGGGGGGTAGGGGGTCTAAATCTCTACGTTTGGTAGCCAAAGATGCGCTCGCCAGCTCAATTTTTTGCGCGTGCAAATTGAACTAGGGGGGGCTCCCCCGGAGATGGATATTTATGGCCGGTCGAAAACCGCTACCCACCAAAGTTAAGCAAATCAAAGGCACGCTTCAAAAGTGCCGCACGAATTTGCGCGAACCAAAGCCAATTGGCGACTTGGTTGAACCACCTGATTACATGCCCGATGGGGCAAAGGCAGCTTGGAGATATGCGCTTGAGTGCGCACCGCCCAATTTGCTCAAGAAGTTGGACATGTCGGTGCTTGAGGTCTGGGCATGTGCTGCAGACCTTTATCGAAAGGCTCAAGCGGGCATTGCAAAAACTGGGTTGCTTGTTAAAGCCCCAAACACAGGTGTGCCGATGCAGTCGCCATATTTAGCGATTGCCAATAAGCAGGCACAGATCATGACTAAAGCCGCTACTGAGATGGGGTTCACGCCTGCATCTCGATCCAGAGTCACATTGCCGATGGAGGCAGCAGATGACGATTTGGATCCGTGGGCTGATATCGCGGGATAACTTCAATGGCACAAGACAGTTATGCGGACATTGCCAAGATGTACGCAGAGAGAGTCGTGGCCGGAGAGATTCTTGCGTGCAAATGGGTTAAGGCAGCTTGCAAGCGACAACTCAATGATTTGAAGAAGTTCAAGGGAAAGTCCAGTCCTTACCAATTCAATCCAAAGCTCACAAGCAAAAGCGGTAAGAGCTACTACCCGGCAGACAACCTGTGTGCGTTCATTGAACGATTACCGCACGTCAAAGGTCCTCTTGCAGGTGAGCCCATCACTTTGGAGCCATGGCAAGTATTCATCCTCGCGACGGTGTTTGGTTGGGTGAAGGCTGATGGGACGAGAAGGTTTCGTCGCTCGTACATCGAGGTTCCACGAGGAAACGCCAAATCAACTTTGTCTTCTGCTGTTGGGCTGTACATGCTTGCAGCTGATGGCGAAGGTGGTGCGGAGGTTTACTCACTGGCCACAACACGTGATCAGGCTCGTATCGTTTTCGGGGATGCACAAACCATGGCGCGTCGCAGTCCGGGATTTCGTAATCGGTTCTCGGTGAATGTCGGTGCGCACAACATGAACGTGATGGCCTCGGGGTCGAAGTTTGAAGCTCTGTCGGCTGAGGGCTCCACGCTAGATGGTCTGAACATTCACTTCGGTTGTGTGGACGAGTTGCATGCGCATAAAACCCGCACGGTTTATGACGTTGTTGAAACTGGTACCGGTAAACGGGACAACTCCCTGCTTTGGGTCATTACTACGGCTGGTAGTAACCGTGCAGGCATCTGTTACGAGGTCCGCTCGTTTGTGACAAAGCTGCTTGATGAGGTGTTCGAGGATGACACCCAATTCGGAATCATCTACGGACTAGATGACGGTGATGACTGGACGACTGAAGAGTCGCTCATCAAGGCTAATCCCAACTGGGGCATTTCGGTGCGCTCGGAGGTGCTTGGGCCTTTGCAAGCCAAGGCGATGCAGTTGCCAAGTGCGGTGAACAACTTCAAGACCAAGCATCTCAACGAGTGGGTCAATGCTGACACCGCTTGGATGGATATGCGGGCATGGGATGCTTGCGCTGAGCAGGGCATGTTCATTGAACAGTTTGAAGGTCAGCCTTGCTGGATTGGCCTTGACCTAGCTAGCAAGACAGACATTGCAGCCCTGTTGATCGTGTTTAGGCATCCTGAAATCACCGATGCATTTATGACCTTTGGTAAGTACTACCTGCCTGAGGACACGGTCAATGCTGCGGTGAATAGCCAGTATTCAGGGTGGATGCACTCTGGACGTTTGATCGTCACTCCCGGCAACGTCATTGATTTTGGTTGGATCGAAGCGGACTTGTTGGACATGGCCACACGCTATGAAATTCAAGCAGTGGCATTCGATCCATTTCAAGCCACGCAGTTATCCACCAGGATGCTGTCGGAAGGATTGCCAATGATTGAGGTTCGACCAACGGTCTTGAACTTCAGCGAACCCATGAAGACCTTGGAAGCCCTGGTCTTGCAAAAGAAGCTCGTTCACGACGGCGACCCTGTTCTTGGCTGGATGGCCAGCAACGTGGTGGCTCACTTGGACGTCAAAGACAACATCTATCCACGCAAGGAGCGAGCAGAAAACAAGATAGACGGAATCGTGGCGCTGATCATGGCGCTTTCACGTGCCATCAAACCCGGTGAATTGGTGGTGCTTGGTTCTGACTATGAGTTGATGGTGCTCTGAAGCTATGGGAATGTTCACATTTTTTGATCGATTCAGAGCTTCAGGTGGGGACCGTTCTCCATGGGGGGACTTCTTCTTTGAGCCAGTTGCCGCACGTAGTACCTCGGGCATGCGTGTCTCGCCCGATGGTGCGCTTAGGCTTTCGGCTGTTTACGCCTGCGTGCGTATTCTGTCGGAGACGATGGCCTCACTTCCGGTGGTTGTCTATCGCCAGCGCAAGGACGGCGGTAAGGATCGAGTGACAGATCATTGGCTCTACGCGCTCTTGGCTCGAAAACCAAATCGGTTCCAAAACCCTTTTGAGTGGCGCGAGATGCTGCAAGGGCATTTGTCTTTGCGAGGGAATGCCTTCTGCCAAATCATCTCTAACCCCAAAGGTGAAATCACAGAGCTGATGCCCATCCATCCGGATCGTGTGCGAATGGAGGTGATGGATAGCGGGGACTTCCGTTACCGGGTGCGAATGCAAAGCGGGGACGAAACGGTATTCCCTCGCGGTCAGATTTGGCACCTTAGGGGCTTGTCCTCTGATGGGCTGATGGGGATGAGCCCGATAGAACTGGCGCGTGAAAGTCTTGGAATGGCTCTCGCCGCTCAGGACTATGGCGCACGATTCTTCACGAACGATGCCAAGCCTACAGGCGGCTGGATTGAGTTTCCGGGCACCTTTAAGGATGCAGAAGCCAAGCGGGTCTTTCGGGATTCGTATCAGTCGGCACAGGCTGGTTCTAACCGTGGCAAGGTGCTGGTGCTTGAAAACGGCATGAAGTTCCACGAGGTAGGTGTCACGAACAAGGACGCCCAGTTCTTGGAACTACGCAAGTTCCAAATAACAGATATCGCCCGAATGTTTCGTGTGCCACCGCACATGATTGCTGATTTAGATCGGGCGACTTTCTCGAACATTGAACAGCAAAGCCTTGAGTTCGTCATGCACACCATGACGCCATGGGCTGAACGCTGGGAGGCTTCGATTGAGTCGGACTTGATGCTCGAAGGGGACAGGTTGGAGGTGGAGTTTGACTTTGCCAACCTCATGCGAGGGGATGCAGCCAGTCGATCGGCCTATTACCAAAGCGGTATCCAAAACGGCTGGTTGACCCGTAACGAAGCTCGCATCTCTGAAAACCTCAACCCGTTGCAAGGACTTGACCAACCACTTCGACCGTTGAACATGGTGGAAGAAGAGGATGCCGAAGAAGCTGAACAAGAAAACGAGACCAACGATACCGAACCTTCTGAGGACGCCACACCTTCGGCAGAGCAGGACATGAGCCTGCGTTTTCGGATGCTGGTGGCATCAAACGCTAATCGTCTGGCGCGGCGCATTGCCAAAAAGGGTGCGATTGGCACCAACGAAATCGGATTGATCTCACAAGCCTTTGGGCTCGATGCCACTCATGTGAGTGCATGGGCGCAGCAACAAGTCCTCCCGCTTCAAGAAGACGCGCTGTCGGCTTCACTTATTCAACTTGGAATGAACCAATGAACAAACAACTCCTTCTCTCTGAATTCTTGACTACGCCTTGGGCTTTGATGCCAGAGCGTTTGCAAGCCATGTCTGGCATCCTGACCCGTTGGTCTGAGGGTGAGCCGCCCAGCGATGAGACGATGTTTCAGGTCAACACCGATCGGGTGCTCCGTGACTCACGCAAACAGATGGCAGCGGCCAGCACAGGCTCTGGCATTGCGGTGCTCCCCCTGTATGGGGTTGTGACCCAACGCGGCAACATGGTGGACGACATCTCCGGCCCCGGCAGCTCCAGTACCCAACAATTCACATCCGTCTTGCGCCAAATGCTGGCTGATGACACGGTCGGTCAGATCCTGATCGACATCGACAGTCCTGGCGGAAGTGTCTACGGTGTGAGTGAGCTGGCAAGTGAAATCGTCAAAGCCCGCGCACAAAAACCTGTGATTGCGGTGGCCAACAGTCTGGCCGCATCAGCTGCCTATTGGATTGGTTGCTCGGCCAGTGAGTTCTATGTCACCCCAGGTGGTGAAGTTGGCTCTATTGGTGTGTGGCAAGCCCACTTCGATTATTCAAAAGCACTCGAAGAGGATGGGGTCAAACCAACGCTCATCTCCGCAGGCAAGTTCAAGGTGGAGGGAAATCCGTATGTGCCGCTCGATGAGCAGGCGCAGGCGTTCATGCAGTCGCGAGTCGATGACTACTACAACGCCTTCGTTGAGGCCGTGGCGCTTGGTCGCGGTGTGTCCATCAACGATGTCAAAACCGGAATGGGTGAAGGTCGTGTGTTGGGAGCTGATGCCGCATTGGCTCAAAACATGGTCGATGGCATCGCCACCTTTGATGATGTCTTGGCCAAGATGCAAGCGAACATCCGGTCTAGCAGACCACACAGCCAGTCACGCCTCAAACAAGCGCGTGACGCACTTGCGCTGATCTAACCACTTTCATTTTTTTTGCACCTCTCCTTAGAGGGGTGCGCATTACTGCGACCCGTTGGTCGTAATCCCTGTCGCCGCCTTGAGTCATTTCGACCAGGCGGTTTTTTCATTTCTGGAGAAAAACCAATGAGTAAGCAACTCCGTGAGCTTCAAGCTCGCAAAGCATCCTTGGTCAAGGACGCACGTGCCCTGACCGATATCGCTGCCGCTGAGCAGCGTGACATGAACGAAGAAGAGGTCAGTGCTTTTGAAGCCCTGAAGGCCAAGATCGAAGCAACTTCAAGTGCCATCGATCGCGAGGCAGCCTTGATTGCTGAGGAGGCGCAGATGGCCCACACGGCCCAACTGCCCACTGCCTCGGTGATCACGGTTGTCGATAACGCAGCCTCTGACCTCAAACACGGCTTCAAAAGCGTTGGCGAGTTTCTCAAGACAGTCTGTCAAGCCCAAAAGCATGGCAGCTCTCTTGATGAGCGACTGCTGATTGGCTCAACCCGTGGTGCTGCTGCACCAACGAACTTTGGTAGCGAAGGCTCCGCCCAAGATGGCGGCTTCTTGGTGCCACCTCAGTTCGCACAAGAGATCTTCCAGTTGTCGCTGGGTGAGGACTCGCTCCTGCCGCTGACCGACAACGTGGAGATCACGGGCAACACCATGGCCTTCCCCAAGGACGAAACCACGCCATGGGGTAGCAACGGCATCCGTGCTTACTGGCAAGGTGAAGCCACCCCAGCGGTGAACACCAAACCAGTGCTGGGCCTGTCCACCCTGCGCCTCAAAAAACTGATGGCCCTGGTGCCTGTGACGGATGAGCTGTTGGACGACACCAATGCGTTGTCCACCTACTTGCCCGACAAGATCGCCACTTCTATCCGCTGGAAAACCAATGAGTCCATTCTCTTTGGTTCGGGCACAGGCGTTCCTGTGGGTTGCATGAGCAATGCCACCACCGTGACGGTGGCCAAGGAAACAGGTCAAGCGACACAAACGCTGTTGGCACAGAACTTGGCCAAGATGATCTCGCGCCTGCCTCCCGCGTCATTCGCCAAAGCGGTGTGGATCGTCAACAACGATGTGTTGCCAGCGCTCTTCACACTCACCTTGGGCAACTACCCGATCTACCTGCCCATGGGCTTGAATGTCGGTGGCATCCAAGTCTCCCCCTACGGCACCTTGCTGGGTCGTCCGGTGTTTGTCTCGCAACACGCGAACAGCTTCTCTGGCGCAGGCGATGTGTTGTTGGCTGACTTGTCCTACTACCAAACCATCACCAAAGCGGGTGGTTTGCAAACGGCCACTTCGATGCATCTGTATTTCGATGCAGACCTGACAGCGTTCCGTACAACCTTCCGCATGGACGGTCAATCCAAGATCGCGGCACCCATCGCGCCTGCCAAGGGTAGCGCAACGATGTCGCCCTTTGTTCAATTGGGCGCACGTTGATCGTGGCCACTTCCTAAAGGAGAAATTTAATGTTTCCCAATGCTAAAGGCAGCGAACTGATTTCAGTTCTGGCCACCATCGACCCCGCCAGTCAAGCGGCGGGCACTGTCACCACCGGCTGGATTTCAGCTGGCAACCACCACAATCTGCTGGCTTTGATTCAAAGCGGTGTCCTGGGCGCGGGTGCCACGCTTGATGCGAAGCTCCAGCAAGCTACCGATGCCTCGGGCACTGGTGCTAAGGATGTAGCTGGTAAATCCATCACCCAGATTGTCAAGGCCACGGGTGACAGCAAGCAAGCCTTGATCAACTTGCGCCCTGAAGAGCTGGATGTAAACAACGGGTTTAGCTATGTCCGTCTCTCTGTAACTGTGGCTGTCGCAGCCAGTCTGACTTCAGCGCAGTTGCTTGGGTTTAATCCTCGATTCGCACCGGGTGACGCAAGCAACCAGGCTGCAGTGGCTCAGGTTATCTGAGTCTGAGGGGAGACCAAGGGCATGCCCATGCAATTGATCACCCCTCCCGCAGGGGAGCCAGTTTCTCTTGAAGAGGCAAAGCTTCACCTGCGGGTGGATTTCGATGATGACGATGGGTTGATTCAGGCTTTGATATCTGCGGCTAGACAAGCAGCAGAGACCATCACCAACAGGCAGTTCATCACTGCACGTTGGAAGTTGGTCATGGATAGCTTTCCCGGTCCGAGCCTCATGGGGGTTCCAGCGGGACAGTCTTTCACATTGCCTGGGCATGCCATCTTGATTCAAAAGTCACCCGTCCTGAACGTGGTGTCTATCAACTACCTCGACATGGCAGGCGTAATGCAGACCATGCCCTCGAGCAACTACACGGTCGATACAGCCTGTGAGCCTGCTCGGATCACGCCTGTATTCGGCCAAATCTGGCCCATTCCGCTGCCACAAATTGGCTCGGTATCAGTCACCTTTGATGTTGGATACGGCAATGCTTCTGCGGTGCCCGAAGGCATTAAAAGCTGGATCAAGTTAAGAGTTGGCAGCCTTTATGCGCACCGAGAAGAAGTCGCTGCACTCTCTCGTGGCCGAATTGAATCTTTGCCATTTGTTGACGGGTTACTCGACCCATTCAAGGTCTCATTCATATGAATCCCATTAGCGCAGGCATGCTCTCGCGACGCATCAAGGTGCAACGTCCGAGCACCATCAAAGACAGTCTAGGCGCTCCTTGTCGGACTTGGCTGGATGTCGCGACGGTATGGGCTGACATTCAACCCCTGTCGGGCAAAGAAGCCGTGATTGCCAACCGAATCTCTGCTGAATTGACGCATCAAATCGCGGTTCGATATCAGCCTGTATTTGACAACCCACAGCAAGTCGCACAGATGCGTGTGCTCTATAAGTCCCGCATCTTCAACATTCACTCAGCTTTGAACGAAGACGAGAAGCGCACGCAGATCATCCTTCTAGTTTCGGAGGGTCTTGACGATGGCTAAGCATGAAATTGTCAAGATTGAAGGCTTGGCTGAGCTGGCCAAAGCGCTTCGCGAGTTGCCTGATCGGGTGGCTAAGAATGGACTTCGCGTCTGCGTCTATGCAGGTGCGAAGGTCATACGAGATGAAGCGAGGATGCGTGCACCAAAGGCTGCCGAGTCGCTGGGCCCAAACCAACCTCCGCCTGGCACTCTGAAACGATCGGTGATCATGAAGCACATCCCTGAGCTTTCAAGCCTCACTCGGCAAACCTTCTTCGTGACTGTGCGTCACGGCAAGAAGTACCGCAAGCAAGGCAAAAAAGGGAATCTGTCCCAAGACGCTTGGTACTGGCGCTTCATTGAGTTTGGCACTCGCAAGATACGAGCTCGACCATTTCTCAGACCCGCACTCGAAGCAAAGCGGCGTGAAGCTGTTCAAGCGATGAAGGACCGACTCAGCGATCGCATCGAACTAGAGGCCAAAGCGCTCAACAAGAAATAGCCATGCAGGACTTCTACGACGCCATCAAAACTTTGGTGGCTGGGGAGGTTTATGCGCTTGTTGCCGCACAAGACGCTCAGTACCCAGCCATTGTTTACACGCCCATAGTGCAAGAGCACATTTTTGGCCTCGATGGGCCGCATGGCTTGCAGCGCATTCGCATGCAAGTCGATACCTACGCCAGAACGTATCAAGAGGCATTGAGTCTGCACGACGAGATTCTTGAGACGTTGTTGGTCGACAAAAGCACCGTCGTCGATGTACGCATGGGGCTATCCGATTTTGAAGAACAGGCCCGGCTGTACCGGGTGAGCGTGGACTACACCTATTTCCGACAGGTCAGTTCAACCTAAACGTGGAGCTACAAATGAGCAGCACAGCAATTACTGCACAGGGAATCACGATTTCCCGATTTGGAACAACCGCCTTTGAAGTGATCCCCAACGTGGTGTCGTTTCAAGGACCTGGCGGTCAAGCCGCCGTGATCGATGTCACTAACCTGGCCTCTGCATCTAAAGAGAAGCGCGTGGGCTTGCGTGATGAAGGTCAGTTGACTTTGACCATGCACTACAACCCCGACGACACGATCCATCAAGGTCTGCGAAGTGATCGCGCCAATCGTGTGCGCCGTCAGTTCAAGTTGACGTTCACGGACACCGTGCCAGCGATTTGGACCTTCTACGGCTATGTCACCACCTTTAGCGTGCAAGGTGGTGTGGATGCTGTGGTGCAAGCGTCTGTGACGATTGAGATCGATGGCGAAATTACCGAAGCTTGAGAGGAAGAAACACATGTTGACGCGTGAACAAATTTTGCAATGTGACGACTTACCCAAAGAAACAGTCAAAGTCCCCGAGTGGGGTGGTGAGGTGCAGGTGCGCACCATGACGGGAACAGATCGCGATGCGTTTGAAGCCAGCTTGATTGGCAAAGAAGGCCGATTGGAAAACGTCCGCGCTCGCTTGGTCTCCTTGGCCGTGTGCGATGAATCGGGCAACCGCCTGTTTGGTGACGCAGACGTTGCTGCCTTGGGTGCCAAAAGCGCCAAGGCACTTGACCGGGTGTTTGCTGTGGCTCAGCGACTGAACGGCATTGGTGTTGAACAGGTCGAACAAGCAAAAAACGCCTAAAAACCCATCCGACCCGACGCTTTGCATTTCGCTTGGCACTGGCACTTGGGATGCCTGTGCGCGAGATGCTGGCTCGGATGGGCTCTGATGAGTTTTCAGAGTGGCTGGCTTTCTACCAACTGGAGCCCTTTGGGGACTACCGCGCTGATTACAGGTCGGGCGTGGTGGCATCCACTTTTGCCAATGCGCACAGGGCCAAAGATGCGAGTCCCTTTAGACCTGAAGATTTCATGCCCTTCATGGAAAAACAAGCGACAACGCAAGACGTCAGTCTCAATGTGGCGAGGTTCAAGGCCATGTTTGCTCACAAGGTGAAGAAGAACAATGGCTGATATTGGCTCCTTAGTTGTCAAACTCGCAGCTGAAACGGCAGAGTTTCGGGAAGATTTGGGCAAGAGTGCCCGACTTCTTGAAAAACATGCCGACGGCATGCGCTCTTCGCTCGAACGGGTGGCAGATGTGGCAAAGACCACCTTTGCCATTGCGATCGGGGTTGAGTCTGTTGGCGCACTCAAGGAGCTCATTGCTCACACGCTTGAATCCGTTGCTGCATTGCAAGACTTTGCCGAGCAAACGGGTGCCAGTGCGGTCGCTTTGTCTGGTTTTGCCCCTGTAGCCACCATTTCTGGTGTGGCCATGGAGCAAATCAGCGTTGGTTTGACCAAACTCTCCAAGGGTCTGGCTGGTGTTGACGATGAAACCAAGGGTGCCAGCCAAGCGCTGGCTTACCTTGGCATCAAAGCTAAGGACTCTGGGGGCAATCTTCGCGACCCAGCGGAGGTGATGAACGACATTGCCTTAAAGCTCTCGGACTTTGAAGACGGTGCAGGCAAAACTGCGATCGCGCTTGAGTTGTTCGGCAAGTCAGGAGCAACGCTGCTGCCATTCCTCAAAGACTTGGCTGCAAATCAGGATCTCAACATCCGAATGACTCAAGCGGAGATTGAATCCGCTGAGCAAGCGTCTAAAGCGCTCGGGCGTTTGAAGGCAGAGCACAACTTTGTGGCCCAGACCATCGTGACTGCAGCAATACCCGCTATGGAAGAGTTAGTTGGGCAACTCAAAGAAGTGGTTCTTGGGACGCACAACTCGGCTGAGGCCATGGTTCGTTTGCGCGATGACGGCACTCTGAAAGAGTGGGCGCAAGATGCTGCCGTTGGATTGGCGATCGTGATTGATGCGATGCGTGGGCTGATCCAAATGGTCAAGTCTGTGATCGGAAGCTTTGAGGCCGTTTGGGCCGACATGGAGTTGCTCGGAACCTTCATTGCAGGGGGTAAGGGGCTTAATCCTTTTTCCGATGAGAACCAAGCTACGCTCAAGGCTGCACTTGAAAAGCGAAACGCGATTGTCGAAAAGGCCAACCAAAACTATGTTGAACTGTGGAAGATGCCGCTTCTCTCTGATGCGGTCAAGTCTCGATTTGATGCCATCAACAAAGGGGAATCAGATGCCACAGGTGGTGCATCTAAACCGAAGCTGAACTACAACTCAGCGACAGGCGCTCTCACCGCAGGAGCAATGGCTCAAATTGAGAGTGACATTAAAAAGCTTCAAGGTCTCACGGACGTTGAGAGCGGCATTCTCAAAGACCGTCAGAAGATCATTGATCTGTATGAGAGTCAAGGCTACATCAGCTACAAGGAAGCGAGTGAAGCAAGGCTAAACGCGCAGGATGACTTCACGCAAAAGCTGGGTGACCTGTATGGGCAAGAGGAAACCATTCTCAAGCGGGGTCTTGCAACGGTTGCCAAAACCACTCAGGACAAACTCAAGCTTCAAGACAAACTGGCTGAAATCACACTACGTCGAGAAAAACTCGAACGTGATGCGCAACAGTCCAATCTAGAGCGCGAGATCAAACTGCCCGGCGAGACGCTCAAGGACATCCAAGAGCAAGTCGCCAGAGGTCAAAACCAACTGCGAGCCACCGAAGAGCAGATCAAGGTGCTCAAAGATAGTGGTGCCATCAGCGAGGTGGAGTCGCTCAAACGTCTCTCGGCTGCACGCAAGTCCAGCGCAGATGAGTTGGCTGACTTTGCCGCAAAGGCAAGGGAGTTGGTGGAGGCTGCACCAGGCAACGACAAGTTGGCTGACTCCTTCAAGCGAATTGAGGAAGCGGCAAGGCAGGCCGCTGATGGTGCACAGCTTTTAGGCCAACGCGCATTCGAACTAGCAGATCCCGGTGCAGGGTTTTCTAAAGCGTTGCGAACCCTTAGGGAAGAGACCGAGCAAGTGGGAAAGCAAATGGAGGCAGTGACCACCAGAGCCTTCAACGGCATGACCGATGCGCTGACCAACTTCGTGATGACAGGAAAGCTTGATTTCCGAACCCTTGCAACGTCGATCATTTCGGACTTGATTCGAATTCAGATCCAACGCGCCATCACCTTGCCAATGGCGAATGCCTTGGGCGGGATGTTTGGATTTGCAAATGGTGGCGTGATGACATCAGCTGGCCCATTGCCATTGCGCACCTATGCAGGTGGCGGGGTTGCATCCTCGCCTCAATTGGCTGTGTTTGGTGAAGGCTCCATGAATGAGGCGTATGTCCCATTGCCTGATGGCCGCTCAATTCCCGTCACCATGCGCCAAGGTGGCTCGGGTGGTGGGGATGTTTTCAACATCTCGGTCAACGTGGCTGAGGGTGGAACTACTTCTACGGCTGGCCAAGGCCAAGACTTAGGTCGCGCTATCTCTAGCGCAGTGCGTCAAGAGTTGCTCAACCAAAAGCGAGCTGGCGGCTTGCTTGATCCCCGAAGAATGGGGTGATGAGACTGAATCAAGGAACTTTCGATGGCTACCTTCACATGGATTCCATCCATCGGGGCTTCACTCACCGTTAAACCAAATGTGCGACGGGTCTCCTTTGGAGATGGCTACGAGCAACGCTTGGCATACGGCATCAACACGCAGCCTGAAGTCTGGTCACTGGAGTTTCGGGGTAAGTCCACCAGTGACGCATCTGCCATCGATAGCTTCTTACGTGCCCGAGGTGCGGTTCAAGCATTCGATTGGACAACGCCAAGCGGCCTCACGGGCAAATTCACCTGTGAGGAGTGGAGTCGCACGATTGAAGAGCCCAACATCGAAAACATACGCGCCACCTTCAAGCAGGTGTTTGATTTGTCATGACCTCACAAGCCATCACAACCGAAATCCAACGCCTAGCACCGAGTGCAGTCATCGAGTTGTTTGTTCTGGACCTGAGTCTCTTCAATGAAGGGGTCGTGCGCTTTCATGCGGGGACAAATGAGTTGCGCAGACAGGTGGTCTGGCAAGGCAATGCCTACGAGCCGTTTCCGATTCAGGCCGATGGCTTTGAGTTCAACGGCAATGGGCAAGTGCCAAGGCCAAAGCTCAAAGTGGCCAACGTCGCTGGCAGTATCACTGCTTTGATCTTGTCGTATCAAGACCTGGTGGGAGCCAAGATCACTCGCAAGCGCACCTTGGTCAAGTATCTAGACGGAGTGAACTTTGCCAGCGGCACCAACTCAACGGCGGATGCAAGTGCGGAGTTTGCGGATGACGTCTATTACATCGATCGCAAGTCTCGCGAAACGCGTGATGTGGTCGAGTTCGAACTGGCAGCATCTTTTGACTTAGAGGGCGTGTCGTTGCCGCGCAGACAGATTGTGCAAAACGTATGCCCTTGGGGCTATCGAAGCTCAGAGTGTGGCTACACGGGCACGGCGTATTTCAACGCCAATGATGTGTCCGTTTCTTTGAAATCCCAAGACGCTTGTGGCAAGCGACTGAGTTCTTGCCAAAAGCGATTTGGCTCCAATGCGGAGCTTCCCTTTGGCGGGTTCCCTGCTGCTGGATTGATACGGTGATGTTTGCTGATGCTTGAATCCAATAAACAACTGGCCTTTGAGCATGCAGCGCGTGAATTTCCACGCGAGTCTTGCGGCTTGCTCGTCATCCGCAAAGGCAAGGAGAGCTACGTTGCGTGTCAGAACATTGGTGTGGGGACTGATCAATTTGTGATTTACCCTGTGGACTATGCCAAAGCAGACAAGCTTGGGCAGATTGTTGGGGTCGTTCACTCGCACCCCAATATGCCTGGGACACCAAGCCAAGCTGACCGTGTGGCCTGTGAGGCCAGTGGTATTCCTTGGTTCATCGTCTCCTATCCCAATGGGATGTGGGAAGAGATCGAGCCGCAGGGGTATGTGGCCCCGCTGGTTGGGAGGGAGTGGTCCCACGGCGTTCTGGACTGCTATTCACTCATTCGAGATTGGTATGCCCACGAGATGAAGGTCATCTTGCCCGACTACCAACGCTTTGACGACTGGTGGAAGCGAGGTGAGAACCTCTACCTCGATAACTTTGCACATGCGGGTTTTGACGTTGCCAGTTCAGATGGCTTAAGCGAAGGCGATGTCTTGCTGATGCAGGTGAATTCGGAAGTTCCGAATCATGCGGCCATTTACTTGGGCGATGGACTGATCTTGCATCACCTTCAAGGACGCTTATCGAGCCGCGATGTTTATGGCGGCTATTGGCAAAAGATCACAACACACATTCTTCGACATCAGTCACAACGGTAATGGCAACCATCATTCTTCTCGGCGAACTAGGGCGACAGTTCGGTCGCCGACACAAGATGGTGGTGGCAAGCGCAGCAGAGGCCGTGCGTGCATTGAGTGCCAACTTCCCAACTTTTGAGCGTGAGTTGGTGAGCTCTGGTGAGCGCGGGGTTGGCTACAAAGTCCTGGTTGGCCGAGATGAACTCAATCTTGAGCGTTTGCATGAACCTAGTGGCCAGCAGCGCATCACGATTGCGCCCGTCATCTCGGGTGCTGGCGGCAATGGTCTCGGGCAAATCATCCTTGGCGCTGCTTTGATTGCCGTTGCTTGGTGGAACCCCATGGGATGGGCTGCGGCAGGAAGTTTCTTGTCGCAAGCCACGCTGTATTCGGTGGGCACATCCATGATTCTTGGCGGTGTTGCTCAGATGATCGCTCCAACGCCTAAATCCTCAGACCCTTCAGAGCGGCCAGAGAACAAGCCTAGCTATGCATTCAATGGTGCAGTCAATACGACTGCGCAAGGTCAGCCAGTGCCTGTGGGCTACGGACGCTTGATTGTGGGATCCGCTGTCATCAGCGCAGGGATTGATGTGGACGAGGTGCCTGTATGAGTGAATCGATCACCGAATCTATAACCGAACCTATGGGCCAACCTTCACTCATCATTGGTGCAGGCGGTGGTGGCAAAGGTGGCGGGGGGAGTGCAAGGGTTGCACAAGAGGCCCCCGATAGCCTGCGCTCCAAAGCCTTCGCTCGCGTAGTGGATTTGGTGTGCGAGGGAGAAATCCAAGGGCTGGCCAATGGCCTGAAGTCTGTCTATCTTGATGACACGGCCATTCAAAATGCCGATGGCAGCTACAACTTCGCGGGCGTAACGCTAGAAACTCGCAACGGAACGCAACAGCAAAGCTACATCCCCGGTTTCTCATCGGTTGAGAACGAGGTGGCTGTGGGTGTTGAATGCAAGTTCAATCAACCCGTCGTTCGCGCCATCACCGATCCGGATGTGGACGCTGTTCGTATCAAGATCAGTTTTCCGGCGCTGACCTATCAAGACGCTACCAATGGCGACTTGAGTGGCACAACCGTGGACTTTGCGATCGATGTGCAAAGCAACGGCGGTGGTTATTCGCAGGTGGTGGCTGACTCGGTTTCGGGAAAAACTACTACCAAATACCAACGCAGCTACTACATCCCACTCAATGGTTCTGCACCATGGGATGTGCGATTGCGTCGCATCACAGAGGACTCAACCAAGACCAACATCCAGAACAAGACATTTCTGGAGTCCTACACCGAAGTCATTGAGAGCAAGCTTCGCTACCCAAACAGCGCCTTGATGGCATTGCGCGTTGATGCCTCGCAGTTCAGTTCTATCCCGAAGCGCAGCTATGACTTGAAGCTGCTTCGGGTTCGCATACCGTCTAACTACTATCCCGAAACGCGCTCATATTCGGGCGTGTGGGATGGCACGTTCAAAGTCGCATGGACGGACAACCCCGCGTGGTGTTTTTATGACCTTGTGACAAGCACACGATATGGGCTGGGTAACTACATCCCAGAGGCACAGGTCGACAAGTGGGCTCTGTATCGCGTGGCTCGTTATTGCGATGAATTGGTGCTCAACGGGTTAGGAAGCTACGAGCCTCGGTTCACCTGTAACCTGTATCTCCAGACAAGAGAGCAGGCTTACAAGGTCGTGCAGGACATGGCCTCGATCTTCAGGGGCATGGCGTATTGGTCTGGCGGTGCCATCACCGTGACCCAAGATGCACCGCAAGATGCGGTCTATCAATTCACGGCTGCCAACGTCATCGATGGTGACTTCTCTTACCAAGGCTCATCTGCCAAAGCGCGTCACACTGTGGCGTTGGTGAGTTGGATTGACCCGGATGATTTCTACCGCCAAAAGGTGGAATACGTTGAGGATGTCGATGGCATTGCCCGCTACGGGGTGGTGCAAGCTGATGTTGTGGCCATGGGATGCACATCCCGAGGTCAAGCCAACAGAGTTGGTAAGTGGTTGCTCTACTCAGAGCAGTCCGAGTCGGAAATCATCACGTTTCGCACAGGACTTGAAGGTGCGGTGGTGCGTCCAGGGGACGTCATCAAAGTGGCTGATGCTAGCCGTGGGGGATTGCGACTCGGTGGGCGAATTTCAGCGGCCACAACTGTGACCGTGACGCTCGACCAAGACCCACCTGCAGGTTCGTGGCGGATTTCAGTCATCACGCCAGCAGGGTTTGTGGAAGAGCGCCAGGTTGGATCTTTCAGCGGTCGAACGCTAGGTGTGACCAGTGCGTTTTCTGCGGCACCTCAACCGGGGGCGATTTGGGTCTTGGCCTCAAGTCAGGTCGAGGCACAACTCTTTCGGGTGGTGCAAGTTGCTGAGAGTGAGCCGGGCATCCATGAGGTTACAGCCCTTGCGCACAACCCAAGCAAGTACGCTGCGATTGAGCAGGGCTTGGCGCTGCAACCTCGTGACATCACGGTGCTGTCGACCACCCCAGCAACCCCGACAGGCTTGAAGGTGTCTGAGAGCCTGTATCGGGTCAAGGATCAAGCGCTCGTATTGATTCAGGTGGCGTGGGAGCAGGTCTTTGGTGCGCTTGAGTATCAGGTGAGCTATCGGGTCAATGGCGGCAACACCGTCACCTTGCCTCGGGTGTCCACCAGTTATCTGGAAATTCGTAATGCCGAAACTGGAGACTATGTCTTCACGGTCAAGGCCGTTGGCGTTTCAGGGAAGCTTGGTAACGGCGCAACACTAGCTCAAACCATTCTGGGAAAACTGCAGCCCCCCGACGATGTGCAAGATTTCCTTGTTTATCGCCGAACAACGGACTTACTCCTCAAGTGGGCAGCGAACTCAGATGCTGACTTGGCAGGATACGAGGTTCGTGTGGGCTCGGGTTGGGACTCAGGCGTATTGGTTGGCCAAACCGCAGGCACGCAGCTTGTTCATGACCAAAGTGAATCTGGCCAGTACAACTACTTCATCCGTGCGTTTGATACCTCTGGCAAGTACAGCACGCATGTCACGACCTTTCAGCTGACTTTGCTCGCCCCATCGTCGGTGAGGCAGTTTGATGTGGTCCAGTCAGCGAACCGTCTTGAGTTTCGATGGCTGCCCAACCCAGAGTCTGAGGTTGTGGCTTACGAACTCAGGGAAGGGGGAGCCTGGGACACCTCCATCTTCGTTGCAGAGGTGAAGTCCAGTAGCTACACCTTGCCATCGGGCTTCGATGGTGAGCGCAAGTTCTGGATAAAGGCGATTGCTTCTCCTGGCATCTACTCGGACGAAGCCACCTTTGTCTCGACGGTGGTGGCTCAACCGCAAAACGCCAACCTACTGGTGACCATGGATGCGCAAGCGACAAGGTTTCCGGGGATCAAGCACTTTGCCTCTGTGGAGTCCGTCAACAGCCTCGATGTGCTTCGCATGGACAGCGGCGTGAGCCAGTCTGAATATCTGTTCGAGGTGAACCTTCCGACCAGTTATCGGGCTCAGAACACCTTGTTGGCCAGCATTGGTGCAACGCTTGATGACCGCGAAACATGGAGTACGGCCAACTATGCGTGGAACAGCCAAGCGGCCAAACGTCAATGGACCTATGACGGGGCGCTCAAGAGCATTGAGGCGCGATTCCAAATAGCGCGTGAAGACACATTGCAGTCTGGCGAGATTTATGGATGGCGCCTCAACGGTGTGCTAAGCGGTTACGGCAGTCCAACGAGTGGGGATGCCTCAGGCGTGAGTTACGGTGATGGTCGCTACGGGACTGGTGTGTTGATCAAGGACACCACCAAAGTGTCATGGGGCGTTCGCATACCGGGCGTGTTTCATGTGAGCTTTTGGTTCATCCCCAATCAAGTCACAACATCGGTGATCTGGAGCGCTTCTGGTACGGGGGTGAGTTTGTGCGTCGGATATGACGCTGCAAACCAAGTGTTCTTCCTTGAAGATCACCTGTTCAATCGCATCCAAGTCCCATACCCCGTCAATGTGAGTGACCGCATTTGTGTCGGGGTGTGTCAAACAGCTACAGAGCGCAGGCTCTTTATCGGAAAGATGGGTGGGGATGTGCAAAGCGCTAGCAGCTCAATGACACCTACAGCGGGCTACACCGCACTCAAGCTTTACTGACCAAAAAAACGATTCTCAAAAACCAGGCGTTGTACCGAAAGGTCCAGCGCCTTTTTCATTGCACAACTAGGAATTACTCATGATTGAAGAAGGCATGAACATCAAAGGCGCAATCACGCTGCTGTTGGCCAAGGCCAGTGGCGAAGTTGAGGTGGTCCACAAAGAGAACATCATCGTCAATGGAGGCTTTGACTTTGTAGCCGACGCCATTGGTAACTCATCCAGTCGCCCCGGCGTGATGGGGTGGATTGCCCTTGGAACAGGGACAACGGCAGCAGCGGCAACGCAGACTGCATTGGTCACAGAAATCAAGCGCAACGCTGCAATGTATGCCCATACGGCTGGCACTAAGGTTTTTACCTTCACCGCCAGTTATTCCGCAGGAGATGCCACGGGAGCGATCACAGAGGCGGGAGTGTTCAACGCTGCATCTGCTGGCTCCATGTTTGACCGTGTTGTTTTCCCTGTGGTTAACAAGGGAGCAGACGACAGCTTGACCGCTGTGTTCACGTTCACCATGAGCTGATAGGACTGAGGCCATGGCCGAGACCGCAAGCGTAACAACGACACCTGGTGCGAACTACACATGGAGCACGGCAAAGTTTGCGTGGAACAGCGCCGCCTCAGGTAAGAACTGGTCGAGCGCCTATCCCGCCATCTATGTCCTCAATGTGGCGTCCGATCTCAACTTCGCTGAATTGGTCCAAAAACTCAACACAAAGCAAATCGCTGATCGGTTCGCAATAGTCGAAACTAGTAACCGTGGTGTTGTGCTCAACAAGTTCGAAGCATGGGGCTTTGTTGAAACCTACACCGACCTGATTGCTTATGTGCTGAGGTTTGTGGAATCTTTCTCGGTATCTGAGCAATTCAAGCAAGCCTGGATAAAGTCAGTTTTTGAGGCGTTTCAGGTTGGCGAGGGGTTAGCAAGGCAGCTGGTGCTCAAGAAGTTCGAAGCGATTGGGATTGCGGAAACCTATACCGATCTCATCGCTTACATCTTGCGTGTGAGTGAGAGCTTCAGTTTTTCAGAAGTTACTGCCAAGAACATCACTAAGCCTAAATTTGAAACGATTAGCTTGTCGGATGGTCTTGCAAAGTCGCAGACCAAGCGAGTAGCTGAGGCGTTTGCATTTGCTGAAATCTTCGGACGAACGGTTGCATACCGACGAGCAATCGCAGAGGGCTTTGCCATTGGTGAGGCATTAAAGCGTGCTCAGACGATCAAGCTCAGCGAGGCGTTCGCACTCGTTGAGCAATACCGACGAAAAGCAAACGGTGTGATCAGCGACATGATCGTTGCCAGCACGGAAATTACTGAGCAGGACTTCATGGACATCTTGGAGTCAGGTCATCCACCGGGATACACAAATTTCCGAGATTTCATCCAAGGTGACTACACCTACCAGCGTGCTTTGTTTCGAGCGGTGATCACTTCGAACAATGCTGACAGGGGCTACATCGATGGCCTGCGAGTCACGGTTGACGTCCCCGATGTGTTTGATCGAGGTGCAGCCCAAGTTGTCAATGCGGCCAATGGCGTCTTTGTTGGTTTCTCCCGAATATTCAGGGTTTCACCAGAGGTGACGCTGACTTTCAAAGGGGGAACAACGGTTGCTGTCCCCCGGATTCTCGGAAGCGTGAGCACCGCAGGCTTCACGGCTGTTTTAGAAAACACATCAGGAGTGCGAGTCACTGGTGCGATCTCTTGGGTCGCTCAGGGGTACTAACGATAGAAACGAAATGCAAAACTACACCGAAATTCCTTCATCCTCGACGCTGTCAGACTCGTTGTCTCAAATCCTGAACAACGACAAGACAGCGTTGTCGCTCTCAAGCGGTACGTCTTTCCCGACAGTCAACCTGCAGCAGGGTATGCCCTGCTTTAGGACCGACGAGCAAAAGCTCTATGTTCTGACTGTAGCTAGCCCAGCTACTTGGAAGATGGTGATCGACTTGTCGGCCACAGTCGGCAAGGTGGCAAACGCTGATTTGCTGGACGGCATCGATTCCACAGGCTTCGCTCTTGCAGGACACAATCATGATGCTGCCTATGCTGCACTTGGGCACAACCACAACGCTATCTACCTTGGTATCACAGCTAAAGCGTCTGATGCTGACAAGCTCGATGGATATGACTCAACAGCCTTTGTTCGATCAGTCAATGGTGTAGGGCCGGATGCCAATGGCAATTCATCAATACCTATAGATTTGTCTAGTCGGATCGCAAAAAGCGGCGACACCATGTCCGGCACGCTCACCGTGCCGCGATTACAGATCTCCAGTACTGTCAATTACCTGGACATGGTCGATCAGGACTGGGGCACCCGATACCTGCACCACAACCAAGGGCTTATGGGATTTCTGAAATCCGATGGCAACTGGGATATGTACATGAACAACAGTGGCTCCATGTGGACCGCCGGATACGGCTGGCTCCACGACTATTTCTTCAATGCTGTCAGCAATTGTTTTAGAAGCTACAACCCAACTTCCGGTTGGCAAGGAGCTCCAAACTGCGCTGCAAATACTGCAGACTATTACAACTGCGGAGACATACCGCCTCAACCGTCTGTGTACATGTTGCGCTTATCTGATGGAGGCTCAACCATCAGCTTTGGTTCACAAACGACACGCTACAACTGCAATTGCGATTGCAACTGTTGCTGAGGAGTACTCATGAAACTCTACATCGGTAACAAAAATTCTCCTTTCGCCTTAGATGTCACGCTCAGTGGCACGCAACTTACATTTAGTACGCGGCCCATCATGCAAAGAGAGTTCGTTGGTGACCCATCGAAGGAACATTCCAACGGTGGCAAGTTCTTTGACCAATCTTTGATCAGTGAGTGGCGGGGTGACTTTGGTGTTTTTGGCGAACCGCTCTACCAGCGCACACTGGACCTGAATTTATTGCGTCAGCACCCCGAGTATTCTGATCACGCCAGTTTTATGCTCTATGCACCCGTTGGTGTAATGGAGCGGTATGGAACACCCTCGGGATTCTTTCAGCAGACCCCGAATCTCTATGTGGCAACCCTCGCATCCAAGATGGATGCACAGGCCTTCCATGCATCAGTGTTTCAAACCCATCCGATTGGTCACATCCTTGTGCCATTCAAATCCTCACCAATCGAAGACTGGACGCTTGGGTTCAATGTGTTCTCGCCAGAGTTGGTCAAGGTAAATCGCAGCATTGAAGTCATCCCTGCCATAACGTTGGCGTTGGTTCGTGAAGAAACCTTACCCGTGGTTCGGTTTGTCAGTGGCCCGTCCATCAATGTATTTGCAACTGGGGAGGTGAGCATTGATTTCCGTTTGGAGACTCCTTATGGTGACCCGATTGAGGGTCGAGATGCAGAGGTCTACCTGGAGTCAACCGCTGGGTACCTCGTTGCCCGTCGTGTAAGAACCCTCAGTGGATCAGGCTCGACAGTATTCCGCCCCAATGGTCTGACAACTGGGGATGTGGCCAAGATAAAGGTGGGGTTCAAGTACTTCTCTGGGACAGATGACTTGATGGTGAACGTCCAATGAGACTGAACCTGTTCCCCACTGCCGTTGGCCTATGGATGCTCAACACCCTTCCTACATTCGACCAAGGTCTGTACCAAGACCTGCTAAAGGTCCATGGCGCAATGAGGACTGGATCTGAAGAAATCTGGGGTCGTCAGCCTCACGATATCTTTGACGGATCTGTTCCCAGCGCTTCCCAGCTGGCCCGTATGGCCTTACCCATCCTCCAGCGTGACTTTGTAGGACCACAAGGGCGAATTACTCACTTGCAAGGGCGAGAGGTCGTTCGAGTCGCTGGTATGGAAATCATGCCGCACTCTGATGAAGGCGAATGCCATCTTCAGGCTGTTTATTTCCCCAATGGTCCGGAGCTAGATCTTTCACAAGATCTGCAGCAGCAGGTGAACCAATACGGTCGAAATGCCTTTGCCATCTGCAACCCGGACTGGCGTACCTCGGGTTTTGGCAAATGCCTGATGCCTTGGGAGACCCACGCCAAGTACTGGATCCAGCCTCACAGAGGCTTGCTCGTGGCCTTTGACGCTAGAGCAATTCATTTTCAAAAGCCCTACTTGGGCGAGGCACCTTTTATTCAAGTGCTACTCAATATCAAGGTGGAAAGACTCGATGGCTAAATTCCTGATCACAGCAGTGGATACAAGCAAACAAACTGTTGTACCCCTGCTTTACGACAACACGGACTCCAGCTTGACCGATCTACAGGGGCGCTCGGTAGTCCAAACAGTAGATGCGTCCCTTCGTGCCCCAACGGTCGTTGCGCCAGTGACATCCCGCGACGCCCCTTTGGGAAAAACGTCTCCCCGCATTCTTAAAATCTCTCTGGGTTTGTCCTGCAATTTCGCATGTGAATATTGCTCGCAGCGTTTTGTAGACAGAAATGTAGAAACCAACCCAGATGACATAGATGGATTCCTAGCATCCCTGGACACATGGGTCCTCAACCCACCCAGCGCCATCGAATTTTGGGGTGGGGAACCTCTTGTCTACATCAAGACTTTAAAGCCTCTGGCGCAGGCATTGCGTGAGAAGTTTCCAGAGGCTAGGTTTTCTGTGATTACCAATGGATCTTTGTTGAATCACGATACCAACCAATGGCTTGATGATCTCGGCTTTACTGTCAGCATCTCGCATGATGGGCCAGGCCAGCATGTGCGTGGACCTGATCCACTCGATGATCATCAAGCCAGGACTGCCATCCTAGAGTTGTATCGAAGGCTGGCACCCAAGGGGCGGTTCAGCTTTAACGCCATGCTTAACCGAGAAAACCAGTCTCGCGCAGCCATTCAAGCTTTCTTTATAGACCTTACGGGTGATCCAGATGTTTTGATCGGTGAGGGTGGCTTTGTCGATGCATATGACGCTGGTGGTATCGCCCAATCATTACGACCACAGGAGTTTCATTACTTCAGGCGTCAAGCGTTCAAAGATATTCGTCATGGTAAAGCTGGGCGCATTTCAAGCGTTCGGGATCGGGTGATGTCCTTCGTCAATTCATTACGGTTCGAGCGTCCTGCATCTAGCCTTGGGCAAAAGTGTGGCATGGACCGGCTGGACTCCATCGCAGTTGATCTCAAGGGTAATGTGCTCACCTGCCAGAACGTGAGTGCAGCTGCATTGGCTCCAAATAGCGAGTCTCACTGCATTGGTCACACAAGCCAGCTTGAAGAGGTAGCCCTCAAAACAGCGACTCACTGGTCCAACCGCATGGAATGCCCGGGTTGCCCCATGTTGCAAATCTGTAAAGGCGCTTGTATGTTTTTGCAAGGGCCGCTTTGGGATGCATCGTGTGAAAACGCCTACTCAGATGCGTTGCCCATTTTTGCTGCTGGAATTGAGTACCTTACCGGGTTGGTGCCTGTTCACATTGAGGGCAAGCTTCGAGAGGACCGTAAGGACATCTTCGGGTTCTCCAATCAAATCCCCATCGCCCAAAGCGAGACTTCAAGCTCAACCAGAAAACCATTCCCAATCGCGGTCGTATCAGCCTGATACAAAGAGTTCATAACCAGCCACCCTGAGTTCGCTCAGGTGGCTTTTCTTTTGGAGAAATCAATGCCAGAACCTACAAGCTCCGGAGTCGCTGGGGCAGCCGCCGCATACAAGGCCATAGGAGGTGCGGCAGGTGCTGCAGCCAGTGGTGCAACCCTCGCCGCAGTTGTTGTCATGCTTATGACACCACCTAGAAACATTCGTGAATGGACGGTGGGGTTGATCAGCACCGTTGTCTCGAGTATTTGCGGTGGCGCAATCACCGTTGAGTATTTCCAGTTGCACCACTGGGCGTTTTCGACCATTGGTCTGTATGCCATGGGCGGAGTCATCTTTGCCTGTGGCCTGCCTGGCTGGGCGCTCGTGAGGTGGCTCTTCAATTTCATCGAGCAACGCAGAGATGAGTCCATCGACGAAGTGGCCAAGGATGTGAAGGGGCTGTTTTGAAACCGCAAGACTTCATAGACCAAATCGCCAAGGCGGCCCAAGCGGTCGCCAAGCAATCAGGTGTTCCCGCCAGTCTCTCCATTGCACAAGCTGCCCTCGAGTCAGGCTGGGGAGAGTCTGGTTTGGCCAAGACGGGAAACAACCTCTTCGGAATCAAGGCTGACAGCCGTTGGAGGGGAGAGACCTTGACTCTTCCAACCAAGGAGTTCATCAAGGGTCAATGGGTTGTTGTCCCTGCCAAGTGGCGCAAATACGCAAGCTGGCAAGCCAGCATTGATAACCACGCAGCCTTTTTGAAGCAAAACCAACGCTACGCACCTTGCTTTAGTTGCCTAACAGCAGATGCATTTGTCCGGGCTCTAGCGAACGCTGGCTATGCCACCGATCCTCTCTATGCAGACAAGGTGATCGGGGTAATGAACAAACACAACCTAATTTCATTTGACGGAGGTCTGAAATGAACTGGCTCAATCGACTTTTTTTGGCCAACTGGTCATGGTTGATGGACGGCATGTTGCTCTTGATGGTTTTGATCATCGGGATTCAGGTCGGGGAGTCCCATGTCCAAAAGGAGTGGAACGCTGAGAAAAGCAAGAACGAGCAAATCACCGCCAAGATGGAGCAGCACGTTGAGGACGTCAAGCTCATGCAAACCAAAATAAATCAGGAGATTACCAATGACTTTCATAAAAAATCTAAGCTTCTCGCTGAGCGCCTGCCTGATCCTCATGCTCCCGGGGTGTGCAACATCCCCACAGCCAGTAACAGGGATTTGTCCTCCGTTTCCGAAGCTCCCGCAAAGTTTGACCCTTCCCCCACCAACGCTCTACCTTCTTCCATCCGAGATCCAATAGAGTCAAGCTATTTGCAGCTACTTCAAGATGCGACTCAAACGACACTCATGTTCATTGAATTACAACGCTGGCACGAGATGCAGTCGCAGGCTACAAAATGAAATACGCCCCCAGTTGCCTTTAAGGCTACTGGGGGTTTTTCGCATTTGGGGGTGAAAGTTATGAGGCCTCACATGAACTAATGGAAATTGGGGGAGTCACAAACTGATTGATTCTTGTTGCGAATAGTGCGAACAATTAGAAAAGTCAATTAAATCATTGGTTTAGAGAAATTTGAGTTTCAAAAACAGTTGCGAATCTTTGCGAACAATTCGTTCAAGCCAGGCTGTAAACATGCGCAGATGGACCTGGTTTTCCTTCATCGCGAGCTAATTGCTTAACTTGAATTTGAGGGGGTGAGGTGTTCAGAAGGTTGTCCAGGCAAGCGTTAATTTCTAGCTTGCTCAAATGTCCCTTGAAACATTCACGCATGATGTCACTCCTGGTAGCTTGAGATTGCTCCGATAAATACTTGAGCAACAAATCGGTATTTTTATTTACGCGCTCTGTTTGTGCTGCTTCACTTGCCGTTGAGAAAACGTATTGGACTGAGTCCGAGCAGAAGGTGATCCACGCCAATGCCGCATCGAGGTGCGATATCTCAATCTTCGTACTAAGATCGCAAATTGCGAAAACAATCGCAAGACGCAGCAACATGGGAGCTCTGCGTTCAAGAATTGCACTAATTCTTTCACTGCCCAAGTCTTGCGACAGAATAGAACGGTAAATCTGGCCATAGTGCCATTTGCCTGAAGGGCTGAGTTCCATTTGGAGCCAGTTTTTTTCCGAATGTGCATCGGCCTTTGCAAAGTTCAACACTTCCTGCGTTCGATTTGCAAGATATTCAATTTCTTTGGCTGAAGTGGCTTGTGGGAAGGCCGTAATTTTTATTCGTTCAGCCCAAACGATTAAAAATCGATTGGCGAATCCGTTGCTCAAGTCTTTGGATGACATGAGTGCAGTCAATTCGTTAGGTGTGATGGCTCCGCTCAGACATACATGTGGATTGCTTGCAAAAACACGATTGTTCTTAGTGGCTGGTTTAATGCACACGCCATCCCAGCAGTCTCGTAATGCGGTAGATAAAGTGTTGCCCTTACGCCTAGATTGTTGGAGCACATTGGCAAACTCGGACTCAACAACCCATAGTCGTTTGTCTTCTGTTCCCTGAACTTCCTGACTGCCGTGCTCATACCCATCTTGAATCAGGGCAGCAAGACCCTCCCTTGAGGAAAGGCCACCCCTGTGAATCTGAGGGCAAAGCATTGGTGTTTGTGCCCGCATGAACTCATCAATTTTGATGACTAGGGCCAGTGAGTCGCCCTTTCTGCCACGACCCGATCGACCCACATGCAGGGTAAAAATCCTCGGATGATGATCCGTGTTGCCGATCTGTAAGAAGGTGCCCCTACCAATGGCGCATGAAAGGTAGGCTAGAAAATTTGTTGCAATTGCAAAAGGGTTGGACTCATTACCTTTGCTGCCAGCTCTGGCTACTTCGCCGACTAATCCGTAAAGGCAGGCCGGGTTAGGAACTGGTGCGTTGCGGTGTATGTCGATCTCGTCGCTGGTTATGAGTTGTTCTGAGATTGAGTTTATTGTCTTGTCCGGCTGCATCATTTGTCCATGGAGACGGTCTCAACGATGGTCGCGAATTCAGAAAAGACATCAGGTTGGTTTTGCTGGATATATTTAGCCACTGCTTTGTTTTCAAGTAGACGCACCAGATATCCTTTTGCTAGCACCAGGTTCAGGACATCCTGCCCATAGGACTCTTCGACCAATTTGTACTGTTCTTGCAGATTGGTCATTTCTCGCTCCATCTTGTGCATCTGTTCTGCGTTAATTCCGCGAACCTTCTTAGGCTTGACTTCTCCAACTAATAAATGAGACGGGGAGGCGGCGAGCAATGCCTCAGCGTATGGGATCGTTATGTTGTTTGCAGAAATCATTAACTCCACACACTCGACTTGTCTTGTCGGCTTCATCCGGCGCAAGACATCGCTAAGCTTTGCTGAGAACATCTGATCGCGGAGAAGCTCTGCTGCTTCCGCGCATATGCCATCAAGCAGTTTGACTTTTTTCATGATGTGAGCGATGTCCAAATGCAGGCTTTTGGCCAACTTCTCTGGTGACACTCCCCGGTTGATTGCCCGTTTGATCATCATGTGTTCTTGAACTGTCGATAGGCGATTTATCCTGTTGTTGTAGGTGTATGTCTCATCGTCCGTGGATATGAGGCAAAGACTCTCGTTCATTCCGAGTTCTTTCATGGCTAGAAGCCTGGTATGCCCGTCAAGAAGTACATGCGTTCCATCGCTTGCCGAGGGGCTGATGGTCAGCGGTTCAATCAGTCCGACCGAGCGTAGTGACTCGATGATCTGTTTGTACTTCCTAGAAGTAATCACGTTTTCAGGAAGTTTTCGGCTTGGAAGTAGCTTGTCGAAGTTGATAGTCATCGGGTCGGGAATGAACCCCAGTGCAATCTGGCTCAT